TCCACGCAATACATTGTATCGCATTAACTTGTTTAAGTTTTTCAACACGAAACCAATCGTCCTCATTGTTTGTGTTGAATACTGATTTCACATCAACCCAAATAAGATATTCTCTATCGGTGGAAGTATCTTTGCACCTCACATAATAGGCATTTTCCATTTGCCTAAAACCCGACAAACCCTCGCTGAAATAACTACCACTAACCTCATAAAGTTCGTAGGTATCGTTAAAGGTGTGTTCAACCAATTCGCCATTGGTATCAACCCAAGTGGTTGTTTTCTTAATTGTTTTCTTTGATAACAATTTTGGGTTTACATCTGCAACAATCTTTTCCAACCCCAAGTGAAGTATGGCAATTCGCCTTTGTTCCAAGTTAGATAATTGTGCAATTTCTTTGAATGTAAGTGGCTGGATTTCTTCCCAAAAATCACTTAATTGTTCCATTGGACAATCGGTGTATTTCATTTTCATTACACGACAACCCAAGTCAAAGGGGAACTCTACATTACTGATTACTAATTTCATTTTGTTTTGCGTTTTGATTATGATACAAAGGTAAGTGAAATAAATTTAACCTGCAAATTTTATTTTGAATTTTTTAATACCTCACCAATCGCAATATGCAAATCCTTCAAATCCTCTCTTGTCATTAAAGGTATCATCATTGTATGATAGTTCAAATTTCTTCTCTCTGAACGACTATCACTATCGGGATATAAGTTGTTATCCTCAATACTAATGCACCCAACATTACCAACCAAACTAACATACACATTGTGTCCGTTTGAACTGATTTGTCTTTGTGCTAATTTTGGTAATTTCTTTGTTGCCATTGTTTTGTTTTTTGATACAGCAAAGATAAACGAAATAAATTTAATGTGCAAATTTTAATGTAAATTTTTTTTAATCCACAACCCCATTACCATAGTAAAGGTTAAAACTCTTTTCTTTGTAATCATCGGACTTTAACCATTCACTATATTTGGTTGCCCAAACACCATCTTGCCATTTGTAGTATGAACCATTACAATACCTCAAACGATTGTTTAGTTTGTAAAATTGTTCAAACATACCGATTTCGGTATCGTCCTCAATCTCTTTTGTGTTTGTTACGATTGAAGTTGTATCAACATAACGAAACCCATCTTCGGTTACAACCGTTTCGTTTCGTGGGTTCCAATAGTCCAAAGTTGTTTTATACTTGCTCATTGTTTTTTGATTGGTACAAATATAAATACAATAAATTTAACTTGCAAGTTTTAAGATAAAAAAAAGGGGACTTTATTTGTCCCCTCTTTTTGTTTTGAGAAATTTAGTTGTTCCAACAAGCATTGAAGAACTCCAAGTAATCTTCTTTTCTTCCATAGGTTTTCCCATTGAAGTTGCGTTTCTTCATACCACGCTTAATACAAGTAATAAACTTATCTTGATTTTTGTAGTATTTCTCAACACCCAAGTTACCCATAAAGTCAATCAACCCTGTTGTTGCATACTGACTACGAACAAACCCTGTTGCGTTGTAGAAGAAATCAATCGCATTGATACGCTTAATCGCTTCTTCCATATCAACAACCTTGAATTCGCCATTTGCGATTTGTTTCTTTGCAAGTGCGCTTGTTGAATTGGTAAGTAAAGCACCAATGGTTGTGTAGGTAAGTGAAAAACGCTTTGTAAGGTCTTTTAGGATTTTCACGTCTTTGTTAAAGTTCGCCCAACCATCAACGAAGTTTTTGATACCCCAGTTTCGTGAAGTGCTGTTTAACATTGTAACAATCTTCAACGCTTCCTTTTCATCCCTTGCTTCAATCAATTTGCAACGGATAGGTAGATTTGCTGATTTAAGGTAAGCATACAAATGTTGACCATCAACGATAAAATAGTGCATACCAATTTTAACGATAACAACGTCACGAAGTACGTTAGCCAACTGAGTAACACTCGTACCCATTTTCTGAACGTGTGCAGGTGCGATGTCACGATTGAATTTGAGTAATTTAAGTAACTCATAGTTACTTGTTTCAACGATGTCGGGGTAACAGATAACATTACCATTAACATCTGTTTCTACTGAACCTTTTAATAAGGTTTTGAACGCGAAGTTCCTTGTCTTTTGTTTTGCCATGATGAATAATTGTTTTTTGGTTTATGGGTACAAATGTATATGCAATTTTTTTAACTCGCAAATTTTATTGCAAAATTTTTTATTTTTTTTGGATCACCTATAAAATAAAAAGGGGGCAATGTTTCCACCACCCCCATTGTTGCAAATCAAAAAACACAACAAATTTTATTCGGTCAAATCAAAGGTAAACTCTGTATAACCATTTGGGACTTTATTTGCGACAGATATTGAGTGCCTTGCCCATACCCCAACTTGTCCCCGTTCATCACCCCTGAAATCACCACCACCACGACCATTGCCCTCGCAAGTTAGTAAAGGTAACGGGTGAATTGTGAACGGGTATTTTTTCCCCGTTTTATCATCAGTCCAATATTCCGACACGGGCACTTTCTCTTTATCCACAAACTGCTTTTTGGTGTGGTTAAGAATAAAGCGGTAGTTTGACTTGGTTACACGCTTTGGGTTCAACTTGTTTTCGTCTTCGCATAGTTCGTAAAGGTTCACCTCAACGGCTTTGCCCTCTTCGTTTTGGTGTGTCATTTCGGGTTCTCCGTCTGCATAATCACCCGCCCAAACTACACGGGCTTTGTTGAACTTGCCACGAGGGGACAACAACTTTTCAAAGGTGTTCACAAAGTCGTTTCGCAACCACGAGTGTTCCATTAGTTTGAGCCCGTTGTTGTATTCGTGTGAATACATCCAACCCAAAACTTTTTCCGATTGTGTTTCTTCTGTTTTATCAGCAAGAATACAAGGTTTGTAATACTGTCCCATATCTTATTTTGTTTATGAATACAAAGGTAAGTGAAATAAATTTAACTTGCAAATTTTACGACAAATTATTTTCTTCTTTGTAGTACCTCGCAATCCCGATAACAACATCAACAAGTTCCTCATCGGACTTCTTTGCCAGTGCAAGAACATCATCCATTGTTTCAAATTCATCGGATGCCATCTCAATGATGGCATCCAATAACTTCTCTCTCATCGTTGGTATTGTGATAAAATTAGTACTCATATTCAACCTCCCAACTTGCTCTATCGCTTTTCTTCTGCAATAAAGGTTTTAATGATTTAACAAATGATTTTTCAGCGTCAGCGTCAAAGTATGAACCCAACGCACCCTTTACAACTTCAAGTATCGGTGTGTTCTTTGTGGTGTCGCTGAATGTAAAGTAAACATCAACCGACCAATCCTTTGGTATTGAGCCGTGGTCTTTGCAACCGATACGAGCCTTTTTTAACCCTCTTTCCATACGGATAATAGGTGTTTCGTACATATCGGTCATATCATCATACCAATCAATCTCGCTGAATGATACGGACATTGACAACAAGTTTTTGGTCTTGATTGATTTCCAAAAACCCTCAACAACTTCTGCAAGTCGTTTTTCGTTTACATACAACTGCGATTTTCTACCCGAACCCGAATAGTCCGAACTAATGGATAAACGCAATTTGTTGTCTTGAATTCGGTTTACTGATACCGATAAACATTCTTTGGTGAAAAGTGATTTCATATCTTATTTTGTTTTGTGAATACAAAGGTAAGTGAAATAAATTTAACTTGCAAATTTTATTGCAAAATTTTTGGGTTTAATTTGAACTCCAATTTGTATGTAGGGTTATAGCGACCACCCGAACAAAAACCACAAGAAGATATTGTGCGTGTTGCTCTATGTTTCTTATGTGTATGACCACAACCCGAACAAACTGCAATATAACGGCTTTCGGGTGTTGTAACACTTTTACCGCTATAACATCTATCCCCCGAACAACCAATCTCTCTTGCTTTGGCTTTCCATACCCAATCGTGGTGGTGTCCAGGTGTAAGGGCGTGTGCGATTTCGTGTAATATGGTATTTCTAACTTCTTTTTCATCGTTTAAGTGCGTTAGGTATTTTGATAATGTGATTGTCCTTGACCGATATTTGCAACAACCAAACCTGCGTCTTGCGTTGTCAAAACGGAAAATCCAACCATGTTGCTTGATGCCATGCTTTTGCATGAGTTCGTTTGCGAGTGCTTGTGCTTTGTTTAAGTCCATTGTTTGTGTTTTTGATTGGTGCAAATATAAACACAATAAATTTAACTCACAAACTTTACGATGAAAATTTTTTTATTTTTTTTTGCGTTAAAATTTGTGGGTTAAAAATATTGCACATATCTTTGCACCATAACCAAAAAATAATAATAGTTATGAGTGATTTTCCATCGGCAGTTAAAGGGTTAGGTATCTACAAAGGTGATTGGGAGGGTGCCCAATGGACACTAACAGGGATGCCGTTAAACGCAATGTAAATTGTAGTGGTATTGAGTTTGATAGCGAGTATTCCCAGTTCTTTGCATACGCCAAGACAAGAACAAGATTAGAATCGTTTGCCAAGCAGATTGCCAAGCACTACGAGAAAGCAAAAGAACTTACAGAAAAAATGTATTAAAAATTTGCAGGTTAAAAAAATATAAGTTACCTTTGTATCACAATCAAAAACCCATAATATGCAAAAACAAGAGATTATCGAATTGGTAAACCAATCAGCAGGTTCACTCTTTACCAAAGAGGATGTCATTAACCTACTTAACAAGTTTGAGGAAAACCCAAAATCCAACATTAACTTTGAAGAGTTAAAGGACAGGATTGAAGCAATCATTGATGAAGCAGATGATGAAGACATTGAGGTGAATACAAACCGATGTGAATTCTACATTCAAAACGGAAATGAAATTCAAGTTGAGGATATAAAGTTTGAAACTGATACATTTAGAGGTGGCATTCAACACGACATCTGCGAACTGATTAATTCAGTTGAGAGAGGTGAGGCGTGTCAACTTGAGGAAGAAACTGCCTAAAAAGAATGGGGAAGAAATTCCCCAAACTTTTTTTGCATTCAAATTTGCGAGTTAAAAATAATTCACTTACATTTGTATTCAAATCAAAAACATAATGAGCGATATTATTAAAATCAACAAATTGGAACTCGCAAGTGAGATTGCTAACGAGTTTACCAAACACGAAATGTTTTCAAAGGGTTTAATCGTTGATGAAAACGAAATGTATGTTGTGAACGAGGGTGTTTCATATTACACCGAAGAAGCACAAGACATCTTCAATGATTACTACGATTATTTCTTAACCAAAATTGAGGAGATTGCAGAATGAGTACGGAAAGAGTTTGGGTGGATGAGGGTGCTATCAACAGCCCATTGGAATTCAAATCAAGGGATGAGGTTATCAAACACATCAAAAACATTTTGAGTGAAGATACCGAAATGTTATCCGCTTGGGGTTATACCGATGTGGAGGATGTACCCGAAGATGATTTATTTGAGATTGCTTTCAACCATTATTCAATATATGAAAAGTAAAAAGGTAGCAAAACTGGTATATGTTTCATTGGTAACAAGGGTTGTTGTCGATGAGAATGCAAGTGAGGAAGAGATTTTGAATACAGCCCGACCAAAGTTTATTGAGAAGGTTGAGAACGAACTCTCTGAACATATTGAGGATATTTGGTATGACAATGAATGTCCTTATGATGAAGAAACTGATAAATAAAATATGAGCAACTTTATAGACTTTAACGAACGGCTGTCAAAACTTCGCGTTGACCTTATGCGAGCAACGGAAGCATTGATGAAATCAGACCAACCACCTTTTGCTGAATTCGATGTGGAAGGCGAGGGTCTGGCGATTTCAACTGCGGAAGGAACGCAAGACATTAAAACCATTTTCTATGAAAACCTTTCGAAGGTGGTGTGTATTAAAACGACTTCTGGAGAGGTCTGGGATTATTCAGACCTTGAAACTGATGACATGGTTGCTATCTACGAGCATGTGTATTATCAGGTGTATGAGAAGCCCCTGAATGATAATTATAAGACATTCAACGAAGCCCCATATGGGGATGATGAATAGTGTATATTTCTGTTTTGTTTTGATTGGGATTGGGAGACTCTAGGTCTCCCTTTTCTTTTTATAAAAATTTGCAGGTTAAATTTATTTCATTTATATTTGTATTCATAAATCAAAACACAGTGAGAATCTATACATCCGAATCTAATCCGATCGATTTCTGTTGCGATTGTTTCCCAACAGAACAGGAAGCGTTAATTAAATTTGGTGATCTGGGTGATGGCCCAGATGATCGAGGCAATTGTTTTAGTTACAATGAAGATCATCCACCATATGAGGAAACAGATTACACCTGTGAGGAATGCGGAAAAAAATTAACAGAAAAAGATAATTAAATAACGATGGATCAATTAAGAGAATTTGTAAGCGAAAAACAAAGCATCATCAAGGATGGTTGGTGTGGTGAACCTATCATGTGGGGTAGGTATATTGTTAAAAGACTGGGTGAGGAAGAATTTACTGCTGTTCGACAAAAGCACAATGTTCAATACATTGATGGTAATTGGATGGTGATCGAGAAAGTATTAACAAGGGATGAAGCAATCACAAAATACGGTGAGGTAACAAATGAAGAGTTTGGTGTTAGAGGTGGTTGGAAATCAGTTACATTCGGTAATAAAAAATTTATTAATAAATTACTGAAATAAAATTTGCAGGTTAAAAATATTTCACTTATATTTGTATCAATAAATCAAAACAGCAATGAGCAAAGCGACAGCAAAAGAAACGGTAGAAACCGTAACCGATTACCTGAACAGTTTTTCCAGTAAGGAACAGGAATTCATTCAGGAAATGAACAGGGAACATCGTACACTTCAACAATCATTCACCAAGTTATGCTTGGCCTGGCTTGAGAACTGTGCGAACGAGGATTATCGTTTTGATGGAAGAAATGAAGCAAGCCACAAAATATCCAAAGATGTTGTGGAGGGCTTTCGTGATGCAAAAGGAACTATGAGTAAACCAAGCGAGTGGTTGCCCTGCATATAAAAAGAAAGGGGAAGATTTCTCTTCCCCAATCTTTTTTATTGTACCGAATCCGTTGTTGTAGTGGTAACATTCGTAGTGTCTACGCCTGTGGTATCGGTAACAACAACTGTTGAGTCAGTTGCTGTTGATTCGGTAGATGTGCCCGATCCGCAAGATGCCATGGTTAGGATTACTCCAAAAATGGCAAGTGTCATAAGAATTCTCTTCATGTTCACAATAATAGTAAACAAGTAGATAAAAGTCAAGTCCCCGTAAAAAAAAATATGAATTAAAACTTGCAGGTTAAATTAAATTCATTTATCTTTGTATTCAAAATCAAAAACAATGAAATATACACAACAAGCTCCAACAGATGATTGGTCAAACATCGACCAACTTATCAAAAACTCAGAAACAAATCTGAACCACCTGAAATCAATTGACCGTACTCAGGCTGAGAAAGGTGAGGGTTTACTTTACCGTTACTTTCACAGGCCTGTCGCTGATGGTCGAGCTTGGTATCAGGTTACAAAGGTTACAGCTAGAACGGCGACCGTTACACTTTGTGATGGTATTTGCTTGGATGACTACTGTGATAGTTTGTTGGGTGAGGAGAATACACTTCCCCGTAATATGGTTGAGCAATTGGTGTCTTCCCGTATCGCTATGGAAAAACTTTTTTCTCGATAAAATTTGCAGGTTAAATTTAATTCACTTATATTTGTATTCAAAACCAAAAACAATATGCATAAAGGAGTAATTTTATTAGTAAAGGCGGATGATGCACAAGACGCCACAAGCCAAGTCAACAACTTTCTTGAACCATTTGGGGATGGCGATGTTTGGGATTGGTATGTAATCGGTGGCCGTTGGAGTGGTACACTGAACAAAAGTGCCAATACCTTTTACAAGAAAGCGGAAGAACATTTCAAAGCGGCTTATCCCGACAACGAGAACCCATTCCTTACCTCAACAATGGTTGAGGAACAAGCGACCGCGTTGCAAGAGATTTGGGAAAGTTTGGGTGAGACCTCAACGAACCCATACAAACGCAACACTTACAATAATCTTGGGGATGAAGATGATATTGTTCGGTTGTCCGATTGTATTTCCGTTGTAAAAGAATGGACAAAAGATATGGACAAAGAGGCGGAAGAACAATGGAACAAAATGATTGAGGCCAAGAAAGAAGAAGATGCCCACGATATGTCTCCATACTACGCCAAGCGATATGCAGAGGCAAAGTACGATGAATTTTGTTTCGATAGTAATGTCTACGATACCGTGAACCATACCAACGACCCCGAAGAGGCACTTAAGAACCCCGAAGAGTGGTGGGCAGTTATGGTGGATATGCACAACTAATTCCGCAGCATTTTAACCTTTAAAGGGGCGGATTAATATCCTCCCCTTTTTTTATACATTTATAAATTAGATACATTAAAGTAATATGGCCAAATCAGTAAAAGTAAGAATCACAAAAAGCACCTACAAGTATGTTAGCAAACCAACAAGTAAACAAGGGAGGGTACCAAAACCGAGAAAAAAAACCAAATAAAATTTGCACATTAAATATATTCCACTTATCTTTGCAGTAATCAAAACAATTACATATGTTAAAATTACTTACAACCGACATCGAGGTTACAAGCAAGACAGTGTGTTATGCAGTCGATGTGCAATTTGAAAAGGATGGTGAATTCCACGAAGCAAATGTCACCTGTATACTCTATGATGATGAGAACACAGGCTTTCCAAGTTGGGAAACCACTTTGGCTAACGAGGATGAACTTCCAGGGTTGACTCAAGAGGAAATCACCGAGATTAAAGAACACGCGCAAAAATATGCAGACAAACTTGCAGATTAAAAAAATTATACTTATCTTTGTAATCTAAAATCAAAACAATATGTCAAGAATTTTTAGCGTAACTTCGAACAAAATGGTTTGTTCCGACCCT